AATTTAATACACAATAATCCATTGCTACTGTTAATCCAATCGTTACATAAGCATCTTGTGACCAATCATAATCACCAAATGTAGCACTCTTAACATATGCACCTTTGATAACCCATTCACTAACGATATCTCCTACTGGACCTAATATGTTAAGGGTTAAATCTTTTTTGTAAAAATCTGAGTAACCGTTTCTACCTGTTACTGATTCATGTCCTAAACGAACCCATTCCATAACTGCCTGGGCACCTGAAGGTGTGATAGGATCGTATAAGTCCATTGAAATATCAGCCCAATCTGCCTTACCCTTTAATTTACGGTAAACGTTAATGTGATCTAATTTGATATCTCCGAAGGTAACACTTGGAGAAGCAGCTTTCTTTATAAGGTAAGATGGAATACCATCGATGTACATTATAAATCTATTCTGAACTTTTGGTTCAAAGGCTGTGTAGAATATTTCATTCGGGTCTAATACTGCCATGTTATATTATTTTATTATAAATATCGTTTGTTTGGTTTTTTATAACTATTAGTTACCTCTATTAAACTTCACCACGACGAGCTTTTTCTAACTCTTTCATAGCTTTCAGGAATTGTTCTTTACCACCTTTTTTGAATGCTAAAGCAGCCAAGCTAGTAAAGTAACCAACTGCCATTACACCGTAAGCTCCGGCTAAAATCTGCATGATTAATCCAGCGTATTCAGAAAACGATTCGTTCATTTTAGTTTTATGAGTTTCGTCTAGTTGAGCTGCTAATTTATCAACTAAATCTTTAACTTCTGGATCTAAAGTTTCTACTTCTTCATGCATTCTTTTTGCTCTGTTTTCAGCAATACCACCACCTTTTTTAGTACCACCTATACCTCCTCCATGTTTTTCACGAAGATCAGCAGCAATCTGTTTAAACGCGTCTTTTAATTCTTCTTTACCGCCTTTTATACCAGTATAAATTAAATTTCCTACCATAGCTGCTGCTGCTGTACCATATCCACCTACAACGATTTGCATGATTAATTGAGCAACATCATCACTTATTAAGTTTTCATTAACTTGAGTTGGTTCACCTTCGTGTTTTTTTGCTGCATTAACTATACCTTGTACCATTTTTTCAGTCTCAGGTTTTAAAGTTGCTTCTTTAAGTGCTTTTTTTGCTTTGTTTTCAGCAATGATTTCTCTTGTTAAGGTTTCAACAAGTTTTTTGGTTAAATTTACTTTTATATTCATTTTTTTATTATTTTAAAATTATTGTCCAAATGTTGCGCCAGTAGGCAAGATGTTAAAGTCTAATATGATGAATTCTGCAGTTTTAGTTGGCTGTAAATAAATAGCACCTACTAACTGATTTCTATCGATTACTTCTGGAGTGTTATTGGTTTCATCCATCACAACTCTAAATGAATATAGACCTTGTCTCTGCTGTACTAATTGCAAGTAAGGATTTACTCTTGCCAAGAAACTATTTCTAGTAGTTTGACTATTTTGTTCGAATACTAAGTTTTCAGCAATTCCGCCAATATATCTCTTCAAGGTAATTAATAATCTTCTAACATTTACTCTATCTAAAGCAGATGGTTTAGATTGTAATGTTTTTTGACCGTATATTACCGTGCCTTGACCTGGGAATGTTGCAATAGGATTAACCTTACCTGCATATAATGTATCTCTTTGAGAAACTGTCAAGCGTCTTTCCGGCTGAATTACTGTTGATAAACCACCTCTTGTTAAACCTGCAGGTGCGAACCATTCTGCTGATACTTTATCGCTGTATTCGTATGCTGCCGGAACTATTGTAGATGCCGGGCAGAAGAATAATTTACCGGTTTCTTGAGATCTTAATTGAACCCAAGGCCAATAAGCTGCACCGTATGATGAATCAATTGATTGTGCCTGAGTAACTGCTGCTGTTAATGCTTGACCATATGCCGTTGTATCAATTACTGCGATAGCATCTCCTCTATTTTGTGTATTTGATAATAAAGTAGAAATTGCGGATGAAGCATTTTGGTAGTTTAATCCCGGTACAGATATTGTTTTATAATCATATTCATCTGCATTAGCAAGTAAGCTTAAAGCAATTGCATAATCCGACGGGAATACACCTTGAATATTTGTACTAGGTGTTACATTAGTTGATGTAGATGATAGAATACTTTCAAAGAAATTAACTGCTGTATTATTTCCATTCATTATTTGACCTACTGCACCTCCGAATGATCCTTGGAAAGAACCTGAACCGTTTGCAGGGATTGATGATGTAAACTGTGGTTGTGGTAATCCTAGAGAATTAAAATAGTTAGGTGTTGGTGCATTTACATTTCTAACTCTAACATATCTACTAATCATCGGATATGAACCGGTAGTTTGTAAATAATAAGCACCAGTTTCATCCTGAATCGGATTCATGATTTGATTACCGATTACATATTCTATGTAGTTATTTTGATTTGGATCTAAAGATAAATTAGACCAAGTTTCTAATACATTTTTTTGATTTTCATAATCATTACCTTGACGTATAATTAGTGTAAATGTACCTGAACCTGTATTAGCACCTGCTATTTCGTATCTAATGTTATCGATAGTACCGCTAACTAATGAGTTATTAGACCCTGAAAGTGAAGCTCCTGGACCGAAGTTATTAGCAATTATACCTCTTGTTAGTGTTTCAAGGGTAAATGAAGCAGAAGCAGGATTTAATTGTGAAATTACACTTGCAGTAGCAGAAGTAAATGTTCCTGATACTACTCTGGTTACTAATAAAGATTCACCTCCCTGCTGGAAGTAGTTATAAGCTGCAATAGAAGTTAAATATTCATAATTAGCACCTCCTGAAACGATTAAAGAACCGAATTGAGAATTGAAATCTGAATATGATCTAACTAGTACTGGAATATTTACACGTCCTTTTACTGTAGGTCCAACTAATGCTGCCCCTACTGTAATAGGTCCTAGTTGTATTTGTGATTGATCGTTTTCGTTTAAGAAAACTCCTGGTGAGATTAAAGTTTCTGCCATAATGATTTGTTAATTATCTATTATAAATATCACTATATATAACGAAACCTTAATTAGTATTATATTATATCACCCGACTCAATATCAACTTTAATTTTTCCGTATTTCTCTATCAATTCATTGGAAAATTCTAGTTCTTTTTGCTGGAGGATAATAATACTATCTTTTATATTTTCTTCCTGGGATTGTAGAATAATTTTTTCGTAATTAATTCTTCCTAGTTCAATAATTAATCTATCGCTTTCGTTTCTGATAGATTGTAATTGCTGTAATTCTTGTTCTGTAACTTTTTTTGTTTCTGACATAACTATTTTTTATTATTTTTTGGTTGATTTTCTTCCTCTTCTATTTTTACCTTTAGCTGCCTCAACAACATCTTTTGATTGTTCTACAGCTTCTTTAACTGCTTCTACAACGTCAGCAACTTCTTCTTTTACTCTCTTTACTCGAGATTTAGTTTCTTCAACTACTTCTTTTACTTTTTCTACTTTTTCATCAATAACATCAGGAATATTATTTCCGTCTTTGTCTTCGATTTTTCCTGCTTTAATAAAGAAAAAAATTGTACCTACTACTAATAATAGGGCGATAATAAAAATTGTCATAATCTTACTTTTTAGTTTTTAATTTTTGTTTTTTT